CCTTGGTTTTACTTTGAGCAATTACCACAGGGCAAGATACTAGGAGAGGACATTTACTTCTGTATCAAGGCTTCTGATATTGGCTTTAAGACTTATGTAGACCATGAGTTATCTCAAGAAATTAAGCATATTGGCTCATACCAATACGGATGGCATAACATAGAAATGGATTAATTATGGCTTTTACATCATATTCGGATTTAAAGACCACAGTAGCTAACTACTTAGGTCGGTCAGATTTGACTACTCAGATTCCTGACTTTATCCGCTTGGCTGAGACTCGCCTTGCAAGAGAGTTGAGAACTCGCCAGATGTTGAAGTCAGCAACTACTCCTCTGACTGGTGGTGATGCCAAGATTGCTTTGCCGACAGACTTTCTAGAAGTACGAGATTTATACATTCGGGGTAATCCACGAGTGCCTGTGTCTTATCTGTCCCCTAGTGCCTTCACAAGAGATGCTAGGGCAGATGAGTCTGGCAAGCCATTCTATTACACAGTATTAGCTCAAGAGTTCGTTTTTGCTCCTGTTCCAGATGGCACAAGAACACTAGAGATTCTTTACTATGCTAAACCTACAGTATTGTCTGACAGCAATGCAAGCAATGTATTCTTAGCCAACTACCCTGATGCTCTACTTTATGGCGCATTAGCAGAAGCAGAACCATACCTAATCAATGATGCCAGAGTGCAGATGTGGATTAGTATGTATGACCGAGCAGTAAACAACATCAACGAATCAGACGAAGGCTCAGAGTATTCTGGAGTGCCTTTGACAATGAAAGTAACATCTAGATAAGGAAAAATCATGGCTGAAATGTCAAACTACTTGGAAAACGCAGTAATTAATGCAGTTCTCCGCAATACATCTTATACAAGCCCTGCTACAGTTTATGTAGGTTTATTTACTTCTGACCCTACAGATGCTGGTTCTGGTACTGAAGTATCAGGTGGCTCTTATGCTCGCACAGCAGTTACTTTTGGTTCACCTAGCAATGGTGTAACTACTAACAGCGCAGCAGTAGAGTTCCCACAAGCTACAGATAGCTGGGGTACTGTTACTCATATCGGTATCCATGATGCTTCTAGCTCAGGTAACTTGCTATTCCATACAGCTTTGGATACTTCTAAGGCAATTGCTACAGGAGACATCTTCAAGATTGCTTCTGGTAACTTGTCAGTCACCTTGGCATAATGCCACTAACTTTAGAACAGTTAGACCAGTTTGGAAGCCTAGATGATTTAGAATATTCTCTAGACCTAGACTGGTATGAGGACAGAGTTACAGGCACTTGGACTTTAGAAGCATTAGATGCTTTAGGTTCAATTGATAACCTTAACCTGTCCCTTGATAGCGAGCTATGGGAAGGCTCGGTAACTGTTTATTTTGTTAATCCTGCAAGTATTACTGCAGATGCTTCAGTTTCAGCAAGTGGATATAGAGAAAGACTTGGAGTAGGAGCTATTAGCTCTGAGGCTAGTGTTTCTGCTACTGGCTCAAGAATATTGTTCTTTAGTGGCTCAATTACAGGCAATGCACAGACTGAAGCCAATGGATATGCTGTATATAGTGGTTTAGGCTCTATTACAGGCTCTGCAACAGTATCTAGCGACTCATTTAGGGTAAGGACTAGTGCAGGATCAGTAAACTCAACAGCAAGCCTCTCTGCTAGTGCATTTAGGATTTACTCTGGAGTTGGTGCTGTAACAGGCTCTGCTTTAGTAAGTTGTAATGGCGCAAGAGTTCTTGATGCCTCTGGAGCGATTAGTAGCTCATCAACAGTATCTGCTGACTCTATCAGAGTAAGAACTTCAACTGGAGCAATCAATGGATTATCTACAGTTACAGCATTGGGCGGTGTTGAATACTCAGGCATTGCAGAGATTACAGGCATTGCAACAGTATCAAGCACAGCAAATGCAGTATTTAGTGCATCAGGCTCAATTAGTAACTCAGCTACTATCAGGTGCTTGGGCAATATCCTAGGTGATAATTGGAGCTTAGATTCTATTGGTAATGAGTCTTGGACTCCAGAAACACCAGAGAATCCTAACTGGACTGATAGCACAGCAGGTAACGAATCTTGGACAGAAATCTCAGCAGGTTCAGAAAGTTGGACTGCTTCAACAAGTGGAAATGAACAATGGCAAATCAGCGCATAACCTTTGGTGAGTGGTTACCAGACCAACCATCTGTAACAGGTGCTTTAATGAAGGCAGATAATGTCTACTCTAGAGCTATTGGCTATGGTGGTGTTCCTTCTGCTGTGGACTACACTCAGGCAGCTTCTGAGCCATTAAACAATGTAGTAGCTGGTAAAAACCCTGATGGTTCAACAACTATCTTTGCTGGTAGCCAAACAAACCTATACAAGCTAGATTCTGCAGATATGTCTTTGGATGATGTATCAGGTGCGACTTATGCAACTCCTGTAGACCAAAGATGGAGATTTACCCAATTTGGTAACCGAGTGATTGCAGCCAATGGCGCAGATAGATTGCAAGGATGGCTATTAGGAACTTCTACAGCTTGGGCTGATTTGGCTGCTGATGCTCCAGAAGCTCGCTATGTCACAGTAGTTAGAGACTTTGTGGTATCAGGTCATATCGGCACAGACTATCCATTTAGAGTTAAGTGGTCTGGCATAAACAATGAGACAAGCTGGACAGACTCAGCAACAACTCAGTCAGACTACCAAGAGATTCCTGATGGTGGCTCTATTGTTGGTGTAACAGGTGGTGAATTTGGCTTGATTCTTATGGATCGCTCAATCTATCGCATGACTTATGTCGGTAGTCCATTGGTATTCCAGTTTGACAATATCTCTAGAAACCTAGGGTGCTATGAGGCTAACTCAGTTATTCAGTATCAAGGTTTGACATTCTTCTTGGCAGATGATGGATTCTATGCCTGTGATGGTCAGACTGTGGCATCTATTGGTGGTGAAAAAGTAGACAGATTCTTCTTCTCAGATGTAGATGAGGAGTATTTGTTCAATATGTCGGCTGCCATTGATCCTATTAAAAACCTAGTGATTTGGGCTTACCCAGCTAAAGGTCAGGGCGGTAATGTTAATAAGTTGTTGATTTATAACTTCCAAACTAAGAAATGGTCATCTGGTGGTACTGATGTAGACCGAGTGGCTTCATCTTCTAGCCCATCTACAACCCTAGAGGGCTTGGATGTTATCTCTAGCTCTATTGATGCTTTGGGAACTAGCTTGGATTCTAGGATTTGGCTAGGTGGTAAATTGCTATTTGCAGGTGTCCGAGGAAACAAAGTTGTGACATTTACAGGAGCAAATTCTACTGCTACAATTCAGACAGGAGAGCTGTCTCTTGAAAATCGTAAGACTGCCATTACTTTGGTTCAGCCTATTGTAGACAATGGATCTTGTGATGTAGCTGTTTTCTCTAGAGACTTGCTAACAACTCAAGTTGTTTTTGGTTCAGCAACTTCAGCCGATTCAGAGAATAGGGTTTCAGTAAGAAGTATGGGAAGATACCACAGACTACAATTTAACCCTACTGGTGCTAACTGGGACTCAATCATTGGTGCTGATGTAGAAATTGTACCTATGGGTGGTAGATAATGTTTAGAGTTTTACCACCATTCGGCTCAGACCCTAGGGGTACAGCAGAAGTAGTCAATGGCATTATGAATGGCAAGACCAACAATACAGGTCTTGTTACCTTGGCTACAGGGTGGGCAACAAGCACAACCATTACAGATGCTCGCATTGGTATAGATTCAGTAATCATAGTAATTCCATCTAGTGATGCTGCCGAGAGTGATGCAGCTCCTTATGGATGCTTTACAAACAATACAGACCAGACTTCTCCGAGTGTAGGATCTACTGCGGTAGTGATTTATGACACAACAGAAGAAGCAAGCGGTGTTTATTTGGCTAGTAGCTCAAGACTGTATGTCAGAAACTATGGCATCTACAATGTCCAGTTTTCAATACAGTTAGTAAATAACAATAATGATGCTCAATATGCAGATGTTTGGTTTAGAGTGAATGGCACAGATGTCCCAAGGAGTGCTAGTCGATTTGATATTCCTGCTCGCAAAAGTGAAGGTAATCCTAGCCATGTCATTGGCACAGTTAATACCTTTATTGAGATGCAAGCAGGTCAGTATGTTGAGATTGCAGGAACAACAAGTAGCACAGATGTAGCTTTAGAGCATTATGTAGCAGATACTGTTATTCCAAGACCTGCAATACCAGCAGCAATTGTTACAGTTCAGTATATAGCACCACTATCATCAGGCAATGTTTATATAAGCTCTCAGACCAATGGGAGTGCAACCCTGTCTCATTTTGCTAACGATACAGCAAATAAGACTTACAAATATGTAGTAGTAGGATAAAGAGGAAAATATCATGGCAGTCCAGACAACTTCATCTACTTCAAATATAGACCCAGCGTTACTTCCTTACCTAACCACAGGTTTAGAAAGAGCGCAAAGCCTATTTTTAAC